CGGCCTCTTGTTTCGGTGTCATTCCTGTGCTCCTTCTTGCTGTCTTTGCGCCCACGTCGGGGCAGCTCCTGAACCCACGGCCACGCGAGCCTCGCCAGCAGGCGTGAGGGCGATGCGCAGGTGCTTCTTGCGGTCGTGCGTGTACTCGACCTCGGTGATCAGGCCCTCGCGCTGCATGTCGTAGAGGATCGAGAAGAAGTCATCGCGGCCGATGCGCGGGAAGTCCTGGGACTTGCGCAGGATGACGTAGGCGTTGTTGTTGGACCGCAGCTTCATGGACAGGCGCTGGCCTGCGTTCTCGGCCTGGCTGAGCAGTTTGAGAATCCCAGCGCGTTGGCCATTCCTCAACACTGTCTGCGCCAAGATGGTGGCGGGCACCGTGCCAAAGCGCTTGAACACTTTGGCCTGGCTGTCGAACTCAAGCCGGATCTCCTCCTGCAGCGGGCCCAGGTTGCACTTCTCATGGCGGATCACCACCGCGTTGTCCTCGCGGACCATCGCCCAGCGCGAGCGTGCGCTGTTGTTCCAGGCCGTTGAGCCCGAGAACGTGCTGTTGCTGTCCAGGCCTGCGCCGGCGCGCACGCTGGCCTTGTCAACGTGGGCCAGCAGCAGCATGGCCGCGCCCGTGCCGTGAGCGATCGTGTTCAGGCACCGCATGAACCCGCGGACGGCCGTCCTGTCGTTTTCGTTGTCGGCGAACACGTCGCTCGCGTTGTCGATGATCACGACCTCGGCCCGGTGGCGCACCACGGTGTCGGCCAGCCACTGCATGCGCTCGGTCGGGCTGCCATCGCGCCAGAGCACGCAGTCGGTCTGGGTCATGTCGTAGACCATCATCCTGTCGGCCAGGCTGGACAAAGTGATGCCCAGGTCTTGGCAGATGTTGGCTACACGGAAGTGCACCGTGCGGCCTTCGTCTTCGCCGGAAATCACCAGCACGCGGCTGGGCTTGGTGGGCACGCCGATGAACTCGCTGCCTGTCGCCATAGCGACACCCATCTGCAGGCTTAGGTTGGACTTGCCCACGCCACCGTTGGCGGCCAGGAGGGTGACGGTGCGCTCAGGCAGCCAGCCCTCGACGCGCCAGTGCGTGGGCTCGGGTTCTGTGTGCTGCAGAGTGGCCCAGTCGAGGGGCTGCAGGTCGCCGCTCGTCGGGGTAGGTGCTTGTTCGGTTGGTGACAGCCCCAAGTTGACGGTAATCTGCGGGGCCTTGCGCTCTTCTGGTGCAAACTTCTCGGCACTCTTGACCGCACGCGGTATCTCGGCGCGGCGCTGCTCCCACCTGCGCAGCTGCTCCTCATCACGCGCTGAGGGCTTGGCCTGGTCCATCAGGCTGTACAAAAATTCGACGGCGGCACCAGGGAACATGCCGCCGGAAATCAACGAAGCCGCGAGGCGAGTGATGTTGTCATGGTAGGCACGAGCCTCGGGCTGCGGGTCAGTCAGCCCCACGATCATCTCGCCCGCATGGGTGCCGGTGCCAGAGCCCTTGGAGCTCGTCGCCGTGCGGTCGATCGCCGCGGCCATGCGCAGGTTGTCGAGGTCCACGCCAAAGGCAGCGCACGCGTCGGCCAGGGTCCAGCGGATGTTGGGCGCCCAGGTGACCAGCTGCACCTTCCACGGCCCAGCCGCCCGCGGCTTGGTGTTGGTGCCCACTATGCAGCGCACGAAGCGCACGCACGCATTGCCCGAGGCGTCGTTCGATCGGCCACGGGCCGCGAACGCCTGCATGACGCGATCGACCAGCTGGCGGTTGTAGGTGTCGGGGTCGTCACAGTCCAGGAAGATGCCGACCTGGTGCTTGCCGGGGCTGGTCTGGATGGCGTAAGAGCAGCTGGTGATGTCCTCGAGCGGCACGTCGTCCAGCGTGAGAACGGCCAGGCGCACAAAGCAGTCCTTGCGCCGGTAGAACTCGCCGTCCTCGGTTGGCTGCAGCACCGCGGTGCAGAAATAGGTGTTGTCGTCCTGCGCGTTGTCAATCAGGGCGGCCTGGTTGGGCGTGCCCTTGTAGAAGCGGCCAGCCCACACCAGCGGCGGCGCGTTGCTTGGGTCGGCTCGGAAGTTGGTGATCCATCCGAACTCGTTGTCGCCCAGGTCGCCGTAGACCTCGGCAAGGAAGTCGCTGTTGGTCATGGTCTGCTGCACTTCGTAGACCATGATCAAGCCTCGATCGCGACGAGCTCCTTGAGCGTCAAGCGCACGCGCTGCTCTGCGGCCATCTCCAGCAAGCGCGCCCAATGCTTCTGCGGAATAGTTCCACCCGTCCCCATCGGCCTCGGCTGGCACCACCTGGAAAGCGTTGATTTATCAAGACTCAGTTGCTCGGCAACAAAACTCTTACCGCCCAATTTTTCGATGACGGTATACGCCGGATCGTGGGTGTGGATGGTTTCTATGGTCACTTTTTAATCCCAAAGGGTTGATGCGATTTCATCATCTTAATGTATCTACGGCAACGCGCAAAGATTTCTAATATCCTGTACGATCCGGGTATTGAGATTGACTCAACAGAGAGAATATGACAACATGAATGCCCTTCCTCACATATTCAGAGGCGCACATGGATACTTTGTGGTTCAAAGACAGATTGGCTGACAAGAAAATTTCTCAACGAGGGCTGGCCAAAATGTTGGAACTCGACGCGGCGGCCGTGTCGCTGATGTTGCGCGGTAGACGCAAAATGACGCCGCACGAAGCACACCAAATTTCAATGATTCTTGGTGTGCCTTTGCTTGAGGTCATGCGCAAGGCTGGCATTGACGTAACAGAAGACGTCCGTAAGGTGCCGATTGCAGCTCACATGGACTCGTATGGAAATATCACCGCGATGCCTCACGGCACGCATGACATTGTGATTGGGCCAGGCGATTGTCCAGTTGGAACATATGCAGTCCAGGTGCGCACACACACCAGCATCAAAGATGGTTGGCTGCTTTTTGTGAGCCCCGCTCAGAGCGACCCAACGCACCACATGGACAACATCTGCGTCTGCGCTACGAAAGATGGCAAGCAGTTGATGGGCATGATCAGGAAGGGCTACAGGAAAGAAAGTCAAAACATCATTCTGTGGCCAAGTGATGAAACCATCACTGACGTGAACATTGTTTGGGCTTCACCTGTGCTATGGATCAAGCCATCCTGAAATTGTTGGGGTTTTTACTAATTCCGACTTTTTTGCTTGGACGTTGTGTTTTTCGCATCGTTGTGTTGTAATCATCCCATTGCCAACAACTAACGAGGACAACGATGACCCTAGGAGAACAGCTCTACCGCGAACTGCTCGCAACCCACGACTGGTTCTACGACTACAGCGACGACCACACGGCCTGGTCACGCGGCAAAGCGATGAGCCAGAAGATTTTCGGGCTCCGCGCCCAGGTCGATCCCACCGGCAAGATCTGGAACGAGTACGCCCCCGACCAATTCAAGATCAAACAATGACAGGAGCCCACGACATGAAACCCTCCCACATCACCACACCCCGCACGCTTGCGGACTGCACCTTCACTTACGGCTACGCCTCTGTGCGACCGATGGCTTACCGCATCCCGACTTGGGAACGATGGGCTGGCTATGCGCTGGCTGCTTTCATTGGCGTTTGTTTTGCCGCATGCTTGGTGATGGGGCTTTCACAATGAATTGTCCTCGCTGCAACGCCTGGGCTGACGTTTTGGAAACACGAACTCGGTCTGATCACACAAAACGCCGCCGCTATGAGTGCGCAAACAACCATCGTTTCACAACCCTTGAATTTGTGAGATCGGACGATCTTCCAAAAGACTGTTTGCCTCCAACCACCAAAACAACGGGAAAAAAATGATGGAACAGATAGACATCTTGGCTCACAAGTGGGCTATCGCTAAACGCAGGGAAGAAAATGCACGCGACGAGCGCGTGGCCATTGAGAAGCAGATTCTTGAGCTGCACCCAGCACGCGAGGAAGGCTCGGAGACGTTCGCCACGCCGATGGGCGTCAAGATCTCGCTCACCGGCAAGCTGACCTACAAGGCCGACTTGGCCAAGCTGCAGGAGCTCACGGCCAACTGGCCCGAGGAGGCGCGGCCCATCAAGACCGAGGTCAAGGCCGACGAGTCGATCCTCAAGGCGCTGCGCGAGCACTCGCCCGATGCTTGGCGTCAGATTGCCCCGGCCGTCACGGTCACGCCCGCCAAGACTGGCGTCAAGGTGGTGTTCAAAGAATGAACACCGGGCAACAGCTGCGTGATGCCGGCATCGACCAGGTGCTGGACAACGCTGCCGCGTGGGCCGATGAAGTCGGGCTCGCATTCCAATGGTGGCTGCGCACAGAGGCCCCTGAGGAGTTTGCGCTCGAGGACTTTCGC